TCATTGACCCCTTGACATTAATTTTAAATACGATAAAATGGAACATAGACCGTACTTACGGAACACAAGGTAATTTAGAGGATTTCTTTGGGTAATTATTTTAGATATACATTAGACGATTTAGAAAAGTCTGCGAATAGAGAATTGTTTACATTTATCAGTTTCTTTGCTGGTGGTGGTGGTTCTTCTTGTGGTTATAAATTATCTGGTGGTAAATGTTTATTTGTAAATGAGTTTCAACAAGTTGCAGTAAATGATTATCTTGCAAACTTTCCAAACACACCACATATTTGTGATGATATTAAAAATGTAACTGGACAAAAGATTATGGAAATGACTGGACTAAAGCCTGGTGAGTTAGATATATTAGATGGTTCACCACCTTGTCCACCATTTAGTATGTCTGGTACAAAACAAAAAGGTTGGAATAAAGAAAAAACTGCATATGGAATGAAACAAAAAAACATTGAAGATTTAACTTGGGAACAGATTAGAATCGTTGGTGATTTAAAACCTAGAGTCGTTGTTTGTGAAAATGTTAAAGGTCTTACAATGGATTATGCAAGAGACCATTTAAATAGAATGGTAAAAGATTTTGAATCACACGGATATCATACAGTATGGAGAGTTTTAAAAGGACACGAACACGGAGTTCCACAAAAGAGAGAAAGAGTTTTTATAGTATCAGTTAGAGAAGATGTATTAGATGATATAGGATTACCTTTTATGTGTTTAGATAGTTCTGTATTTCCAGACCCAAAAGAAGAAAGATATAATATCAAAGATGCCATATACGATATACAAAAGACAAATAAAAATATATCTGAAGCATATGAATTAAAAGAGTCTATGAAGAAAAGTGCTAAATATAAGTGGTTAAAAAGATTACAAAAGAATCCAGACAGAGTTGTATCTGTTGGTGATGATGTTGTTGGGCCTTGGTATGATAAGGTAATTGCACATAGAAAGAAATGGGGTAAAAGTATTCCAGATAAGAAACATAGTTTTTATCAATCAAGAAGAGTGCCTTGGAATCAACCAAGTCATACTTTATCTGAACAAGGATTAAGAACTTCTCTTGCAGTTCATTTACACCCAGAAGAAGATAGAATCTTTACTACTATTGAGGCTGCAAGAATAATGACATTACCAGAAGATTATAAACTTGTTGGTAAACTAGATGACAACCTTGCGAGGATAGGGTTGATGGTTGCACCACTACAAATGCACTACTTATCTAAAAACATTTATGATAATATCCTAAAACCATATAAGGAAACAAAATGAGAAAGATAGTATTAGAAAAAGATTATGGTAAGAAAGAAACATTTGAAAAATGGAATGGTAAATTCTTAGATGATTCATCTTACGATAAAGTTTATAAAGTTACACAAAAAGAAGATTTAGGAATAATGAAACCAGTAAGGTCATTAGATGGTTCTGATGTTCCCCTTGCATATGTCATAAACAATGTATATCCTAATGACGATATTAGAGATGTTCTCACAACAATAGAAGATACATCTACAATGAGAGCAAATTGTTCTGGCCCTATTGATAAAGAAGAGATGAAGAAAAAAGGTTTGATAGAGGGTGAACATTATAAGTTAAGAACACCAAACTCTTATTATGTAAAAACTAAATCTGGTAAATGGGGTATGATTGCATATAGTAATGAAATACATTCAGTAATGATAGGTTATAAACGAGGAAGATTTACTGGTGCGATTGATTCATCTGGTTGGTGTAAAGATAATAAAGAGAAGTGGGAAAAACTACAAGAGATATCTAAATGGAATGAGATTGCATTTAAGAAAGCAAACGAACAAATATATAAATCTCAAAAAAGTTTTGCAGATAATAATATAAAACCAGAACATAGAATTGGTAGTGGTATATTTACTACACTTTCTGCAAATAGATATTCTGCATATCAATCCACAAAAATGTCTGCACATATTGATAGTGGAGATACAGATGCTGGACTTACATCAATGTGTGTTTTTAGAGAGGGTGATTATGAGGGTGCATACTTAGTGTTTCCTAGATATGGAGTTGCTCTTGATGCACCAGATAACTCAGTAATCATTGCAGATAGTAATGAAGTACACGGAGTTACAGAGATAAAAGGTTCTGGACAAAGATTTAGTTGTGTTGCATATTGTGATAGAAGACTCGCAACAGTAGGTGTTTATGGTAAACAAGAAAAACTTATTGGTAAGTATGCAGCCAAAGAAAGTGGAAACTTAGAAGATTTTTTATAAAAGACTTGACATTGTTCCAAAAACAAAGTACAATATAAACATAATCAAGAAGAAAGCTATATTATGAAAAACAATAAATTGAAACAAAAACTAAGAAAAAAGGAGTATATCAAAACATTTAATATCAAGTGTCAAATGATATATAAACAATATCAAAGATATTTTGAGAACTTTGTTATAGATTGTGAGAAAAATAGAAAAAAAGAAATTAAAAATCTTTTGAATGTGATGGTTGCACCAATGAGATTTGGTAAGACAAGAACTGCGATAACTCACCATATTCCATTTTTATTCAAACACACAAATACACAATTAATCATTTTAACATCACCTCTCGGTGATATTCTTGTACAAAAAGAGAGATTAGTTAGAAAGACTATTAGAAATTTAGAAAATGTTGAGTATGCAACTTGTCCTATTGAAGCATTGGAGGCTTTGGAAGATGGTTCAAGGGTTGTTATAACAATGACCAACCAAAGTGCTTGGGTTGGTTCTAAAGCAAAAAGTTTGTATAAAAAGTGTGATAAATCTAAAACAGCAATACTCGTTGATGAAGCTCACACTTGGACTACCGATTGTAAAGAAAACTTAGACGATGTTGTTGGAAAAACTTGGAAAAAGAAAGATGGAACACCTCGTACAAATTTTAAAGGTGTTTTATATAATGTTGTTAAAGAGTTTGCAAAAGAAACACCTTATATTTTTGGTTTGACAGCAACGACTAATAACCAACACAATGGTAAGGTTAAAGCTTTAGGTAGTATGCAATTTAAGGTTATCAACTCAGACTTTGTTGATAATTTAATTGTGAGAGAATTAGTGTATAGAATCTCTTGGTTTGATAAGAAACGAGTTAGATTTTTCACACCTTCTTCTATAAATGGTGCTTGGAATGATATGATTCAAACAATCAAAAGGAGAGAAAAAGCGATTGGTGGTAAAAAGTTGTCAGTTTTTATTGAATCAAAACAAAAACGGAAACACACAGAAGTTAATCAACACCTTAATAATATATTGCAAAAGTTTAAAAAAGAGTCAAGACTAGACATTTTTGAATCAAAGAATGTAGATTATTATAAGTCTCCAGTTGTTGTAGTTATGAACTCAGATTGCATTAGATATCAATCACTAAGTGGTAAGATAATTGAGAAAAATATATCATCTAAACAAGTATTTAAAGACCTTGAGGATTTAAATCACCCTTTGAGATTTTTAGTTGTGGTCAATATGGCAAAAATGGGAGTTGATTTACCAACGACTAAAATGATGTTTTCTTTTAGAGATAGTTGTGATTACAAACTAAGTGAGAATTACGGTTATATGACCGAATCAAAGATACAACTTTTTGGAAGACTTATGACAGCTTACACTGGTAAAAGTGATAAGGAGTTCTATGGAGAGTATCAAGGCGATGTTAGAAATATTGATGATTTTGTATTAGAACAAAATATGACTGACTATTGGGTTGTTGATAATCCTTTAAACAGAGAGGCATTTGATGAATTTGAAGATAAGTTCTCTTGTCCTCCACCTACTGATATTAAAGATTACTCTGAACCTTATACTTTACTGTATGGTAAAGATGTGGTTGCAAAGGGTATTGGTAATATTGTTGACCATTTAAGTAATAATGTGAAAGGTGTTACAAAGGAAATTACTAACAAATTGAATTCATTTTTTGGAATTTAGAGGATTTTATTTCTTAATGAAAATAGTTATTACAGGCTCAAAAGGATTTGTAGGTTCTCATTTAGTTAGTTCGTTAAGTGAACATCAAATTATAGAGTGGGATATAAAGATAAACAAAGATATTAAAAACTTTGATTTAGAATCTAATGTTGATTTTGTCATACATTTAGCTGCATTAACTGATGTTAGAGAATCAATTAAAAAACCACAAGATTATTGGAAAACAAATGTTGAGTATTCTAAAAAGATATTTGATATGTGTAAAAATATTCCAATAGTATATGCATCAACATCTTGTGTGAGAGAGTGGTGGTTATCTCCTTATGGAACAACTAAAAAAGTTATGGAAGAATTTGCACACGAGGGTCACATTGGTTTAAGATTTACAAATATATATGGTGAAAATGCACCAGACTTTATGTTAACAAGTAGAATAAAGAATGGTAATGTTGAATACAAAACAAACCACATAAGAGATTTTATTCATATAAGTGATGTATTAGATGTAATAAAATTATTTTTAAGAATAGGTACACTTGATAAAAACAGAACTTATGATGTAGGTTCTGGTAAAGGTGTAAGAATTGACGAACTTGTAGAAAGAAATGGTTTTGATGTTCCATATAAAGAAGGTGATAAATGTGAGATGATGAATAATACTGCAAATATATCTGATATACTTGATGTTGGTTGGAGTGGCCCAAAGGTGTTTATATGATGGAATTAGTAATACCAACTTTTAAAAGATTACATAATCAAATTACATTACACAATATACCAAAAAGTTTATTAGAAAATGTAACTTTAGTTGTTCAACCACAAGAAGAAATTGAAGCAAAAAAAATACATCATAAGATTTTTGTAGTGAGTGATAACAATATAGGTTTCGCAAAAACTATTAGAGATTTAACATATGAGTTTGCTGTAAATAGACAAACTAGATTTTGGATTTTAGATGATGATTTAACTTTTTTAAGACATTACGAAAAAGATGATGGTAAGTTAAAAAAAGAACCTATGGTTGAAAAAGACTTTGTTGAGGTATTAGAAAAAACAAATAAATGGATGGATAAGGGATTCTCTCACGGTGCATTTGGTACAACTTGGAATAATCCATTAGGAAAATTTCCTTATGTAGAAAATAGTAGAATAATGACTAACAAATATTATGATGGTAAAGTTATATCAAAAATTTGGAAAGACATAGATTGGGTTGGATGTTGTGGTGCAGAGGATTTTTATGTTAATCTCCAATTACTGACAAAGGGATATCCCAACAGAGTTTGGTATGAGTTTATAGTTAATCCTGGCGAGTCACATAAAGATGGTGGTTGCTCTGTTTATAGAGATGCAGAATATCATAATAAATCTTGTGAAGAATTAAAAAGATTGTTTCCACAGTTTATAACTATAAAATACAAACCAAATCCAAACAAAAATATGAAAGGTGTTATGATGGCACATTCACAAGTTCAATGGAAGAAAGCATATCAATCATCACAAACATCTAGTTTAGATGGATTTATGGATTGACAAATATAAAAAATGTGGTACAATGTTGAAAAGGAGATTTGAATGCCTGATTTTTTAAAAGAAGTTATCAAAACAACTGGTAACGAATATGCATCATTAGTTTCAGACGGAGTTGAAGCTGGTGATGTTGAAGAGTTTATTGACACTGGTTCATATGCTCTAAATGCATTATTATCTGGTTCAATAAATGGTGGACTACCAGCAAATAAGATTACTGCAATCGCTGGTGAAAGTGCAACTGGTAAAACATTTTTTCTTATGGGTATGTGTAAAAACTTTCTGGATAAAAATCCAGAGGGTGGTGTAATATACTTTGAAAGTGAAAGTGCGATTACTAAACAAATGATTATTGATAGAGGTATTGACCCATCAAGAATGGTTATACTTCCAGTAACAACAGTACAAGAATTTAGAACACAATCTTTGAAAGTTCTAGATAGTTATATTAATCAAGAAGAATCTATTCGTAGACCATTATTTCTTGCATTAGATTCACTTGGTATGTTATCAACAACGAAAGAAGTTGAAGATACTGCTGAGGGAAAAGAAACAAGAGATATGACTCGTGCTCAAGTATTGAAAGCTGCATTTAGAGTGTTGACTTTAAAACTTGGTAAAGCAAAAGTACCTATGGTTGTAACGAATCACACATATGATGTTGTTGGTTCTATGTTTCCAACAAAAGAAATGGGTGGTGGTTCTGGATTAAAATATGCAGCTTCTTCTATTGTATATCTTTCTAAAAGAAAAGAAAAAGATGGAACAGAAGTTGTAGGTAATATTATACATTGTAAAAACTTTAAATCAAGACTTACGATTGAAAACAAAATGGTTGATGTTAGATTAACATACAATAAAGGACTTGATAGATATTATGGATTACTTGAACTTGCAGAAAAATATAAAGTATTTAAAAAAGTTGCAACAAGGTATGAATTACCAGATGGTTCAAAACAATATGGTAAAACTATATTGAACGACCCAAAGAAATATTTCACTAAAGATGTTATGGATATCTTAGATGAATGTGCGAAGAAGGAATTTAGATATGGTGGAACAGAAAGCTATGAGGAAAGCGAATGATAACTCCAAGAGATACTTGGGTAATATCGCAGACGATTATGTTTTCTTAGAAAACAAATCAAAATCACAACAAGATTGCATTGGTATTAAAGGTGGTAGATATGATGGTGTTGTATTCAAGTTTGGAAAGATTGCATCAGTACAAGACCCACAAAACCCAGGCCTAGAGGCAGTTCTTAAATTTCAATATACAGTTGTAGATTACAACGGATTTAAAGAAGAACATTTGAATATAGATTTCAAAAATCTTTTAGGTGATATACTTTGTGATATAGTAGACAAACATTATTCAGAGGGGGTTATTAGTGGTACAAAATCAGACGATAGAAGTAACGACACTAAGTCAGTTATTGAACAATGAAGAATTCAATCGTAAGGTAACACCGTTTTTAAAAAAAGAATATTTCAAAGATAGAAGTCAACAGATTGTCTTTGAAGAAATAAATGACTTTGTAGAGAAATATTCTAAACCTCCAACTCAAACTGTTTTAGAAATAGAGATTCAAAACAGAAGAGATTTATCAGAAACTGAAAATAGTAGTGCATTAGAACTTTTAAAATCACTTGATAAATCAGAGGTTGATTACGATTGGTTACTAAAAACAGTTGAACAATTCTGTAAAGACAAGGCTGTATATAATGCAGTTGTTGATAGTATAAAAATAATAGAAGATAAAGATAAGAACAACACACCAGAATCTATTCCTAGTATACTATCAGATGCACTTGCAGTATCTTTTGACAATCATATTGGACACGACTACATTGATGAGTCAGAAAGACGATTTGAATACTATCATAAGAAAGAAGATAGAATACCTTTTGATTTAGAATACTTTAATAAGATTACTAAAGGTGGTTTACCTAACAAAACTTTAAATGTTGCACTTGCTGGTACTGGTGTTGGTAAATCATTGTTTATGTGTCATATGGCTGCATCAACTTTGATGCAAGGTAAAAATGTTTTATACATTACATTAGAGATGGCAGAAGAAAAGATTGCAGAAAGAATAGATGCAAACTTAATGAATCTATCTATTGATGATTTACACGAACTACCAAAGAAAATGTTTGATGATAAGATTAATAGTATATCAAAGAAGACAGTTGGTAAATTAGTAATCAAAGAATATCCAACTGCATCTGCACATAGTGGTCATTTTAAAAGTTTGGTAAAAGAACTTGCACTCAAGAAATCATTTAAACCAGACATTATTTTTATAGACTATCTAAATATATGTTCATCAACTAGATTTAAAGGTAATGCAAGTGTAGGTTCATATTTTTATATTAAGGCGATTGCAGAAGAACTTAGAGGTTTTGCAGTTGAATCTAATGTTCCAATAGTATCTGCAACTCAAACAACAAGAAGTGCATACACTTCAACAGATGTAGGATTAGAAGATACATCAGAAAGTTTTGGTTTGCCTGCAACTGCTGATTTGATGTTTGCATTAATATCTACTGAAGAACTAGAGGATTTAAATCAGATTATGATTAAACAATTAAAGAATAGATATAATGACCCTACAATGAATAAAAGATTTATATTAGGAATAGATAGAGCAAAGATGAGGTTATATGATGTTGAACAAGTCGCACAAAAAGATGTGTTAGACTCTGGACAAGATGAACCAGTCTTTGACAATACTGGTGTTGGAAAAAGATTAGGAGAAAAATCTTATGAAAAGTTTTCCGACCTCAAGATATAAAAAGTATAAGGTAAAATACTATGTTGATATTGAATGGAGAAATAAAGAAGCTGTCTATGTTGTTATTGAATTACCAACAAATGATGTTGTCCAAGTATTCAAATTCAAGGAAGACGCTGAAGAAATGGTTTCAAATTTAATGACTATAAGACCATTTGGTAGAGACCCTTTACCGAAATTCTTAAAGGAAAAAAAATGAATGATGACCCAGTAAAAGACCACCCACCAATTTGGGGTAAAGAAGGTAGACAAATATTATTCAAGGAGAGATATCCAGTTGTTCTCAAAACATATGGCAAATGGAAAACTCTCAATCCTATATTAGAAAAATTTATTAGACAACAAGGTGATAGAATAAATCACAAGTCTAATGTAAAAGCACAAATGACAGAATGGAATATGCAACTGGAAGCTGGTGGTGAACATTTTCAAGAACTAGTAAACTGGGTTAGAGAAGTTTCAATAGAAGTATCACCAGTACAATTTATACCAGATTGTTATGATTGTTGGGGTGCAGTATATAAAAAAGGTGATTATACTATATCACACGACCATTGGCCTGCAATATGGTCTTGGACATACTATGTAAATGTTACAAGTCAATGTTCTCCACTAGTATTTACAAATACAGACTATAAAGTACAACCAACAAACGGATTGTTAGTAATGTTTCCAGGCTGGGTTAAACATAAGGTATTACCACAAGAAAATGACCACGAAAGAGTTATGGTTGCTGGTAATTTAAATGCAAGAACTGGAATGTTCTAGGGACTTGACAAATGTTCAATTTATAAATATAGTATATACAACTATGGAAAAATTGAACTATGTTAACATTTAAAGAATTCTTATTAGAAGATAAACAAGGCAAAAATCTACACCTTGAACACCTAGAAGATGAGATACTCAACTTTGGTGTTGGTGGGGGTAGAGGTGCGATTAATTTCCTACAATCACTTAGAGATATGTTATCTGGGTCATCTAAAGGTTCAGTTAATATGACTGTTAAGTGGGATGGTGCTCCTGCTATATTTGCAGGCGTTGACCCATCAGACGGCAAGTTCTTTGTCGCAAAGAAATCAGTATTCAATGTAAATCCAAAGTTGTACAAAGAAGAATCAGAAATAGATGTTTCTGGTGATTTAAAAGATAAGTTTGCAATCGCACTTAAAGAGTTTAAAAAACTAGGAATAAAAAATGTGATTCAAGGCGACTTGATGTTTACCCAAAAAGATTTAAAAAAGGAGAAAATTGATGATAAAACCTTTATTTCTTTTCAGCCTAATACTATCGTGTATGCTACACCTATGGGCAGTGAACTTAGTGGACAAATCTCTAAAGCAAAAATTGGAGTCGTATGGCACACCACCTACGAAGGCGATAATCTACCTTCAATGTCAGCCAAATTTGGTGTGGATATAAAAGGATTAAAAAAGATAGATAGTGTATGGATGGATAATGCTTCATTTAAAGATGTTTCTGGTAAGGCAACATTTACCAAATCAGAAACAGAAGAAGTAACATCATACTTATCAACAGTTGGTAAGATTTTTAGACGAATAAATTCATCATTGTTAGAGAAGTTTATTAGACTTCAAAATTCAATGGTAGGGAATTTGTCTGGTGCTTCTCTGAAAACATATAATAATTTAAAAGTAAGAGAAGGACAAACTATCAAAAATGTAAGACAACACGCTCAAGGATATCTTGACCATATTGCAAATCATTTTGATAAGAATAAGGACAAAGTAAAGACACTCGGAGCAAAAGAAAAGATTGAAAGAAATAAGAACGAGTATCTGAGAGAGTTTAAGAAACATATCAGAAATATAGAAAGTGTCATTTCTTTTCAACAAGCCCTTGTGGCCGCAAAGATGTTAATTGTTAAAAAGTTGAATTCAGTTAAACAACTAACGGACACCTTTATAAAAACGAAAAATGGATTTAAGGTTACAAATCCAGAAGGTTATGTTGCAATTAATAATGATGGTAAGGCCGTAAAACTTGTTGATAGAATGGAGTTTAGTTTTAATAACTTTACTGCAATAAAGAATTGGGATAAGTGATG